ATTTAATAGTTTAATAAATCGAATGGTCGATGATAACCAAGAGTATGATGACAATATAAAAAAAAAGATTAACTTAGAGCAGTTGTGCGACAAAATAGACAGCATAATAGAGGATTGGTATTGGTATGATAAAAAGTTAACAAAACTATATTTCAATACAAAAATGAGTATGAGAGATATAAGTAAAGAAACAAAAATAAGTTTAAGTTCAATATTTAATACACTAACAAATGCCAAAGAAAAAATCAGAAACCAAACCAAAGAAGAATATAAAAAGTACAAAAGCTAAAGGATTTGGAGACACTTTAGAAAGGGTGTTTAAAAAGACAGGCATAGATAAAGTTGCTAAGTTTGTTTTAGGAGAAGACTGCGGTTGTGAATCGAGAAGAGACAAGCTTAATAAACTCTTTCCTTACAACAGACCAGAATGTTTAACAGAACAGGAATATAAATATTTAGATAAGTATTTTAAAGAGGCAAAAGATTCTGTACACTCTAAAACACAGGCAAAGTTACTTAAGATATACAACAGAGTATTTCATGATAATATGTCCATGACAAGTTGTAGCTCTTGTTTTAAAAGTAATCTACATAATAAATTACATAAATTATATACAGAATATTTCAATGAGTAGTTTAATTAGAAACAGAAACAAAGTAAAACAAGTAATTGATTTTACTGGTGTACAAAACGGAAAACTACACCCTTCAGATATTGATGCTGTATTAGAGTTTGACAACGAAGTGTTAATTCTAATGGAGGTTAAATATAAATTTAATAAGATTCCTACAGGGCAAAGATTACTTTTAGAAAGAATATGTGATTCTTGGCATACTGAAAAAAGTGCAGTTCTAAAAATAGAGCATGAATTTAATGATGAAAACTTAGACATACCTTTGGATAAGTGTAAGGTAACTGCCCTATACTACAAAAAAGAATGGATATATTATAAAAACCCTTATGAGTTTAAGTCTTACATAAACAATATGGGTGAAAAGTGGAACTGTAAAAAGTGTAGATTCTAAAAAACAATTCAATATATAATTGTTATTTATATATGCCATTAATAAAGCCAAAACAATACGAACAAAAAGCAGGATTCTTAAATAGATTTATGAATAATGCCAAGATGATTAGTGAATATCCAAGCAACAAACAAAGGTATGCAGTTGCAATGGACATCTGGAATAAAAGATTTTCTAAATAGTCATTTGGAAATTAACGGTTTTTTTTATTACTTTGTAGTGAAAACAAAGATTAATGAAAGCAAAACTACTTACAATTTTATTGGCAGTATTTATAAGTTGTTCTGATAACTGCGACACATCTTATTATCCCTCTCCTCCTTATTTAGAACCATATCACGCTGAGTACGGTAATGATTGGATAAAATATGTATATTTGTGTAGAGACGGTTTTAGCAACGAAATAGTAACTTATACTATTGTAGAGGATTGTTGGCAAAGATATATAGAATATCAATATAATTATTTATGCAATTAAAATGAGTATTACAAAAGAAGTTTTATTTGAATCTGATTATCCTGTAAGCTATTACTACAAAGTAAAAGATAAAGACAGTTTAAAGCACATACTAAAAAACATAGAATATATTAAAGAATTATTACATAGAAACGAAGAGGACAATTTACTTGCTCTTGGATTATTAAATGAAATATTTATAAAACTAAACAAACAATGAAAGAACCTATTATTACATTAGACCATGAGATGCACGACAGACATGAGCTTATACAGAAAGCAATAGAAGATAAATTTTATTATGGCTACTTGGCAAAAGCTTGTTTTTCAAGTAGTGCTATAAGTCAATTATTAAAATCACCAAGAGCATATTTAAATAGCTTTGATTTACCTACTGAATCTGATGCACTTGCACAGGGATATTTATTTCATGCCAGTATATTAGAAAAAGAAAAGTTTGATGAGTGTTTATTTTTAGATGTGGCAACCAAAAACAATAAAGAATATAAACTGGCAAAAGCAGAAAGATGGGATGTGTTTACTGTAAAAGATAGAGACAAAGCTCTAAGACTAAGAGACAGGTTTTATAACTGTGAAAAAGCAAATGAACTTATACAAGACAGTAAGTTTGAAGTGCCTATGGTAGATAATTTAATGGGTTATCCTTTTAGGGCAAAAGCAGATATATTGGGCAACAATTTAATAGATTTAAAAAGCACTGCATTTTTATCTAAATTTAAATATAGTGCTAATACATATAACTACGATAGTCAATGTTTTATATATTGCAATATGTTTAACAAATCATATAAAGATTTTAAGTTTATAGTTATAGATAAATCTCCTACAAATGAGATTGGCATATTTAATATTAGTGAAGACTTTTATTATAGTGGAGAAAAGAAAGTAGAGTATGCTATAAAAGTTTATGAGCATTACATCAAAAATGAATATACATTAAACAATTACTTAGTAGAGGAAACTTTGTAAATGGAGCAAGAATATTTAGATTACATGGATTGTTATAAAGATACGTTGATGTGTTTAAATAGAAGTATGATAACCGAAATAGATTTAAAACTATTAGTTAAACACTACGAAAGCCAAGAAGAATACGAATGTTGTAGTGCAATATTACACGCCTTAGAAGAATATAAAAATGAAAATAGAAACATTAAAGAAAATAGTAAAAGACAATACTAATGTAAACATTGATGTTGTCAGTAGAAAAAGAGAATATACAGAGGCAAGAGGAATATTTTATAAAATAGCAAGGTTAAAAGAAAAGCTAAGCTATCATAAAATATCTGACTCAGTAAACAAAAATCATGCTACAGTAATTTACTCAGTAAGAAACTTTGAGTATTGGATGAAAAGCGATAAAGAATTAGAAAAACTATATAACAAAACTTTACAATCATATAATATGGAAAAATTAAAAATGGAATCTGTAATGCAACTTAAATCTGAAAGCGTACAGCAATTAAAAGTTGAAAGTCCAGAGTTGTTTGAAAACTACATTAAAATAGCTGAAGAGCAATTTGAGTTGTTTTGTAAAAAGCAATTAGATTATGGCATTAACAATATTAGTACAGGAGCAAATATGGAAACAAAAACTGGCAAAGGATTTGCACTAAACGGATTATGGTTTAGAATGAACGACAAGATAAACAGATGGAAAAACTTAATGGTTAAAAAAAGAAGCGCAAGAAACGAATCGTTGAAAGATACTTTCCAAGACTTAGCTAACTATTCTATAATTTGTCAATTAGTTGAAAAAGGATTATGGAAGGAGTAGAAGATGAACAGAACAAAAAGAAAGATGGCAGAGCTAATAACGGAGCTTTAAAAGGCGTTTCAAGAGGTCAAGGCAGACCACCAAAGGCAAGAGAAAAGAAGCTCGGAAACTATGCTCTAGGAGCTATGAAAAAGGTGTTTGGTAGCGAAGAGAAAGCTTGGTTAGAACTTGCTAAGCAATCTAAAGATAGCTTTCCACACATGAGATTACTTTGGGAATATAAGTATGGTAAACCAAAAGAGTTAAAAGAACTTAATGTTAAAACCGAAGTTAACATTCCTATTATTAATTTTGCCGATAAAGAAAAAACTATTGATGTTGAATCAGAAGAAATAAAAGATGAGGAAACTAAACCTGAATAAAAAGTATCAAGCTCTATTTAATTCAAGCAGTAGATATTTTGTAATTACTGGAGGTAGAGGAAGTGGAAAGTCTTTTGCTACAAATACATTCTTAGTGTTACTTACCTACGAAAAAGGACACAGAATATTATTCACTCGTTATACAATGACCTCAGCAGGCATGTCTATTATACCTGAGTTTATAGAGAAGCTTGAATTAATGGGAATACTTAATCAGTTCACAGTAACTAAAACAGAAATCATTAATAATTTAACAGGCAGTTCAATATACTTTAGTGGTATAAGAACTTCAAGTGGTGACCAAACGGCAAAGCTTAAATCTATTCAAGGAGTAAGTTCCTTTATATTAGATGAAGCAGAAGAGCTAACAGATGAAGAGAGTTTTGATAAGATTGATTTTAGTATAAGAGCAAAGAATGTCAAGAATAGATGTATATTAATTCTAAACCCTACTACAAAAGAGAACTGGATATATCAAAGGTTCTTTCAAAATAGAGGAGTACCAGATGGTTTTAATGGCACTAAGGAAAACATAACTTACATTCACACTACATACTTAGATAATATAGAACACCTATCAGAATCCTTTGTGAATCAAATAGAGGACATGAAGCTTAGAAGACCAGAAAAATATAACCATCAGATTATGGGAGGGTGGCTTAAAAGAGCAGAGGGAGTTATATTTACTGATTGGAATATAGGTA